TAACAAGGAGGGCAAGATGCCTAAAGTCGGAAACAAAACGTATGCGTACACCAAAAAAGGTAAGGCCGCAGCAGCCAAGGCTCGTGAAAAAGCTAAGGCTAAGGCTAAGAAAAAGAAGGGGAAATACTAATGGCTAAGAAGGATCCAAGGCTTGCCAGAGCAGGAGTGTCTGGTTTTAACAAGCCCAAGAGAACGCCCAATCATCCTAAGAAGTCCCATGTCGTAGTGGCTAAAGAAGGGGATAAGGTCAAGACGATACGCTTTGGAGAGCAGGGTGCTAAGACGGCAGGCAAGCCTAAAGCTGGGGAGTCTGAGACAATGAAGAAAAAACGCGCCAGCTTCAAGGCGAGGCATTCTAAGAATATAGCAAAAGGAAAAATGAGTGCTGCTTATTGGGCGGATAAGGTTAAGTGGTAGTCGCTTATTAGCTGTAGCTTATTAGCTTATGTCAGACTTTGAACCTATAGTAGAGCTGGCAGGGACGCTTAATAGCCGACCTGACCTGCTCCCTATAATAGCTGAAGCCAAGCCACAGGCGTATGAGGATGTGGTTCGGCTTATGCAAACCCCGTTCTTTTCTTTCCAGCCTTTTGGGTTTTATGGAGGAAAGTTTTATGGGGGCTACGAGAAGGTCAAAGATCAGGGGTATGAGCCTGTAAATGCCTGCCAAGTAGGGTGGCTACTTGATCAATCGGTCAATAAATGGGCCACCGCCGGTAACAGGGGGGGCAAATCCTTCCTCGGAGCTATTGAAGATACTGCAGATGCCCTATGGATCGACCCTATAACCAAATCATTTAGGAAGGAGGGGGAGCGTTTTGCCCAAACTCCCCTAAGAATATGGGTTGTGTCCGACACGGAAGATGTGTCCATCATGGATACGGAGAAGATCTTCTATGAGCAAGTCTTAGGCACGGACGAAAAGGGTATAATGTGGAATATGGTGGATGACTCTTGCCAGTATAGCGACAAGAATGGCTGGTCTAACCACCTGTTGAAGTTTACCAATGGCTCTACCATCACGTTTAAGTTTTCCACACAGAAAAGAAAGACGTTTCAAGGGGTGCGCCTGCATAAGGTGCGCCTAAACGAGGTGCAGCCCAAGCCTATTTACTCGGAATGCACTGCTCGCTTGGCTGACTTTAACGGATTCCTGACTGGGACGATGACACCGCTTGATGATAGGGGTGTGCCTTGGATTTATGAAGAGCTGTATCTCCAGAGAGACAAGCGGGGCATATCCTTCCACCAGTGGTCTATGTTTGATAACCCACATATACCCAGAGATGCCAAGGATCGCCTTGTAGCGATGTGGGATGAGGATGAGATAGAAGCCCGAGCGTATGGAGCATTTGTTCCTATAGGTCAGAAGCTGGCTTTTTCTCACAAACTGGTGCGCAGTCTACGAGAAAAGGTTACTGCTCCCGATGTTGGAGTATTAGCACAGAACGAAAATGGTAAGGGGTATACCTTCAAGGCAGCGTAATGGAACAGAGGATTTGGAGTAAGCCACAGCAGGAGTTGACCTACGTCATTGGCGGTGATGTGGCTGAGGGGCTGGAACGAGGGGATGACTCTGTTCTTGAAGGCATTTGCGTTGAGACGGGAGAGCAGGTATTCGAGGTGCAGGGCAAGATAGACCCTATAACCTTCGGAGAGATCGCTTACCAGTATGGAACGTGGTATAACAATGCGCTTATAGGCATCGAGAACAACGCAGACGGCGGCTCTAACCGGATTTTGTCGCGGCTGGGGTATCCGAATATCTATTTGCAGGCCAATAACAGCGGAGAGGCGTATGACAAGCAGACCTCAAAGTTGGGGTTTAACACAAACCTACGCACTCGCTCTGAGATTATTGCTTCTGGCAGGGCCATGATGCAGGATGGATCTGTTATCGTGCGCAGCCAGCTGTTGCTTGCCCAGTTTGAAATCTTCGCTTTAAATAAGGCCGGGACGCGCTTTGAAGCTCTTCCTGGGGGGCATGATGACTTGGTTATGGCGTGGCTTATAGCCATAGAGATGTTCCGCAGGACGCTGGAGATCAGCGCCATGGAAGGTAGGGTAATGCTACCCTATATAGACGGTGAACCTTTCGACCCAGAACTGGAAGACATCGAGGAGCACAGCATAGTAGATAAACTGGTAGATCAAGCTAAGGCCAAGCAGGAGAAAGAACGAATACCCATATACCCCTCAACCGTAGGAAACCTCGTATGACTTTTGCCATTATAGCGTTTACATTGATGTGTTTTCTTTTTGTTATTGCCGCCCTTCTAAGGCAGTTAAATAAGGAGCGAGAAGAGCGATACCAACTTATGGATCGTTTTTCCAATGTGGCTATGCAGATACGCTGGAAGGAACATTACCCAGAGGAGCCTCAGGGATGGTTTGATCCCAATAATCCCTCATCGGTCCAAGACGTAGAAGGAGCTTTATAATGCCATTGGGCGATCCCCACTCTGAGCCTCAAGGTGAGGTAGATCATATACTGGGCGTAGGTCACAAAGGTCAGAGGATGGATCAGACCGCTACGCTGTTGACCTCAACAGGCGTTCCCCTTGCAGTAAACCTCACATCGGCAGCGAATAAGCCTGCCAAAAAGGAGGTAGTAGTAGAACCCAAGCCTATCAAAAAAGAAATAAAGAGCGAGCCAGAACTCACAGCTATAAACCCTACAGTCTTGGTTCAGATGATCTTTAACACCAAGATGGGCAAGGGGTTTAAGCTAATTCCTAACTTAGATGAGGAAATCTGGATTACGTCGCATATGGAAGAGGGGAGCAGTTGGTCTATCCCATATAATGACGTGCAGTTAAGACTGATTAACCCAAACGATTGGAAGCGTGGGGTGCAGGCGCTAGTTGACATGCTCATAACGGAAGATGGGCCGCTAAATCCATCCTTGTCATTCACATTAGAGGATGTGTTTGACGATGCAGTTGGAGAGAATATCTGAAGGGGTAGTTCGATTATCCCATACCGTAGACAAGATGAGTTCGGCAACGACAAGCACCATGCTTGTTATGTCGGATCAGCACTTTGATTCTAAGCAGTGCGATAGAAAGTCATTAAAGAAGCATTTAGACCAAGCCCTTGAAGCAGATTGCCCAATCATATTTTTGGGGGATTGGTTTGATGCCATGCAGGGTCGGAATGATAGGAGAGCCGCTAAGTCTTCCATAAAGGCATCCTACTTAAACTCCTATTTTGACGACATTGTAGACGAAACTGTAGAATTTTTAGAGCCTTACGCCAAAAATATAGCTATTTGGGCATGGGGCAACCACGAATCTTCTGTCTTTAGAAACAACGAAACCCGCCTAATTACCAGAGCAATCGAGCTTCTTCGGCTGCGCTCTGGGTCTACTATCTATGAAATGCCGTATCGCGGATGGATCCTATACAGGTATCTGCGTCCAGACGGCAAGACGTTCTGCCAAGCCCTAAAGATCGCCTATACCCATGGTGATGGGGGCAATGCCCCAGTTACACGCGGTGCGATTAAGTCGGCTCGCAGGGCAGTTATGTACCCTGATGCTGACTTATTCCTTTCTGGGCATATCCATTCCCAATTAGAGATGCCTATCCCACGCTTCCGCATATCCGAAAGGGGAAGAGAATACCAAGATGAGCAGGTTCACGTCCAATTACCAACATATAAAACGCTTAATAAGCATGACGGATGGGAGGTCGAAAAGGGTTTCGGTCCTCCTAATGCTGGTGGCCTGTGGGTTGATATTTGTCTTAACGGCGATGCGTCTAATGCCCGCCTGTATGCGGATGTTAGAAGGGCAAGGTAGTGTGAGTAAGTTACGCCCAGTGATAGGGGATGATCTATATACTGTATAGTTGCTTGACAGTATACCATATATTGCGTATGGTACATATGTAAGGACAATATACTGACATGGCTAAATCTACTATATCTCAGTCTCCTGTTCATGCTCTATCTAAGGCTCCGTCCTCCGAGGAGGAGTGGTTAGGCTTTATTGACGATGTGTGGGGCTATGCAAGACAGGGACGCTCTGGCTTGGAGTATCGGGTGAGGGAGGCAATGCACTTCCTTATCGGTGAACAGTGGGTGCGCTTTTCTCCACACTCTAATCGCTTTGAGCGTCATGCTGTAGAGGACTGGGTCCCAACGCCCGTAGACAATGTATTAATAGAATTTTACGACTATCTGGTAGACCTTTTTACGTCAGGCAATACACACCCTGACGTGCGCCCTGCGACTCGTGATCAGGATGATGTAGAGGCTGCTAAAGCTGCCCGTAGGGCATTGATCTCTGAGTTTGACCGCATGAATACGGAAGGGCGACTCCTGCCCAGTGCAGCAGGGTGGTTAGCTCTTTCCGGCAATGCGATCCTTTCTTCTTCGTGGGACAGCCACAAGGGAGATCTGGTCCGTCGACCACAGATGGAAACGGTCTCTCAGCAGCAGAAGTATGACCAAGTGGCCTGCCCTTCCTGCGGTTGGACGGAGCGCAAGCAAGCTGCCCAGACAGATAGGTGTCCCGATTGTCAGACCGAGCTAGTCTACCAAGAGGCGTTAGAGTACGACATATACGGCACTCCTCTTATGGAGTCCGTCACTAAGAAGAAGATGCGCGATGGGGCATACGTCTACGACGAGTTTAGGGTAGGCAACTTAGACGAGCGCGTGTGCAACCTGCTTAACTGGTATCCTATGCCATCGAGGGATTGGCGCGATGTTCAGCAGCATGGTTGGGTAGTTGAGACAGACCCAGTAGATGTAGACCGTATTAAGGATCTGTTTGGGTCTAAGGCTAAAGACGTGATGTCCGAAGCTCTTAACACAGAAGACTTCGGCTCTTCACCTGTAACTCAGTTTGGCAGCGGTATCTTTAGCGGCAACCAAGACCAAGACTCAGACAAGGCCCTGCTAAAGATCTTTCGACATGCCCCTTCTAAGAAGTTTAAAGAGGGCATACTGACTATATCTGTTGCGAATAAACTGCTATACAAGGGCAAGCTGGACTCCTGCGACGGTAAGCTACCCTACACTCTTATCAAGTATAGAGATGTGCCTGGCATGTTTTGGGGAGAGGGGCCAATACCTGACCTCATCCCGCAGCAGAAACGCCTCAATGCTATTGACTCTGCTATTGTCCAGAACAGAAAGCAGAATGTATCCCCCCAGTGGTTGATACCCGAAGGATCGGGCATCTCTAAAGTAACGGGCAGATCGGGTGCGGTATATCGCTGGTCTCCTCAAGCGTCGGGTGGGTTTAAGCCCGAGCGCATGCCGGGTATGCCCCTTCCTACACAGGTCATGGACGAGCGGTCAAAGGTTGTTGCGAGCATGAACCAGCAGGTAGGCCTGCCAGAGATCATGCGAGGCAACTTGCCTGTAGGGTCGTCCGGCTTAGAAACCGGAGCCGCAGTAGAGTTTCTATTTGAACGAGCGTACAAGCGGTTTGGTCAAGCAGTAAGAAACTGGCGCATAGGGTTGTCCGAGCACTATCACCGCAACCTACGGATCATGGCTAAGTATTGGGACGAAGAGCGCATGGTCAAGGTTATTGGAGAGAACCAAGAGCTGCAATCCTACTACTACTCTAAAGCGGATATGGCCTCGGCTGATGATATGACCGTATCGTCTACTGTTGGGCTTGAAGAGTCGCAGGTAGGTCGGACGGAGAAGATCCTTCAGGCGGTTAAGATGGGCCTGCTTGGAGATATTCGCAACCCTGCTGTGCGCGGTAAGATATTGGAAGACATGAAGTTAGACGGGTTTGACTCCGAGTATGTGTTAGATGCTAAGAAAGCAAGGCGTGTGCTGCGCGACTTAAGAGAAGGCAATGACGCAGAGGCAATCCTGCCAGAGGTAGACAACCACCAAGTGCAGTTTCAGATAATCAAAGACTACATGCTTACCTACGAGTTCTCACAAGAAGAGGACGAGGTAAA